TAACTTGTAAAATTGTTGGTCTCTTAAAATATTTATTATTTATTTTTATTTCTTTATTATTATTATTAGTTATTAAGTTATTATAGTCCTTGTTATTAAGAAACTTAACAAGTACTTCTGTGTTTATTTTGTAATGCATTTTAGCAGGTATGCCTTTCCTTTTTGTTTCTATAATTTGTAACTCTTTTAAGTGTTGCAAAGCTTTTCGTTGTTGATGTGGACTTAATGTAGTATCGTCTTGTATATTTTTTTCAGTATTAAAAAACCAACCATCCACTAACAGATGATTGGTCTCAAAATACTGCTCTTTACTAATTAAATCTGCTAAAATGATTGTAGGCTTTAGACCTATTTGTTTAACCAAATTTTTATTTACGATAAGAAACGCAGAACTACTTAATAAATGTTTCATACTTCTATATTTATTGTATGTTCAAATTTATACATTATACCTTTAACCAATTCAATAGTTCTTGTGAATGATTTGTAGTCGCTATTTATAGTATAATTAAAATGTTTAGATGTAATAAATATTCTAACTTGTATAACATCAACCTCTGGTATATCATGTTTACTTAACTCATGCAAAAATTGTCTTTTAGAAATATGATATAGTTTCTTTTTGTGATATGCATTATAGACTGCATCAAAATAATTTCTATAAAGTGGCCATGTAGCAAAATATATTTTATGTTTCTTTTCATAATGATATATATTTGACCTCGTTCTGTTTACAACCTTAGCAATAGTGGTATAGTGTATCCTTTTCTCAAACCTTGCTATATTACAAGCAATAATTCTTGCTAAGTTTATATTTTGTTTCCTAGAATCGTTATATAAATCCATTTTGTTCAATCCACAAATTTTTGTAGTAATATCACAAATATTTAGAAACTCATCCTCATCTGTAATTGCAATTTTTTTCATAATTAAAATTCAGAGAATGCAGAGTTAGATAAAGAATGAGGAACATTACCATGTTTTTTACCACTTATTATCCATGTAGTAAATATTTCTGCTGTATCAATTACCTCATTAGGAGAACATTTACTAGAATCACAATAAGCAGTAGCGTTATATAATCCTACTTGCCTTGCAATAACAAGTTCTTTTCTGTTATCCTTAGCTTCCCAATCTTGTTTAGTCATTTTATCATCTTTTTTAAGATAATTGTTAAACTCTTCACGCATTGGACTTACTGATTTTGCTTTTGTATATTCGTGTTGTCCTAAATCACCTGTAAACTCGTATGTTAATTCATAACCTACCTCTTGTTTTTTTGTTTTACCTATGTCTAATTTATCGCCATTATCCATAATTAGTTTGTGATATAGAATATTGTATTTACCGAATGGTTCGCCAACGCTTACCACTTCTTTAATTTTTGATGTTTTCATGTTAATTAATTTAAATTTTCCTACTATTAAAGGTGTAGGTTTACCTTATAATTATTACTAAAGGTTTTGGATTGCTTTCGTACATTTCCATATAAAATTCTCTTTTCTCACTATTTTGCAAATCATACTCATAAACACCTCTGCTTTCCCAATTCTGTTTAGCAGTGTATTCTCCAATTTCCTTTTCTGTACCTATTAGTCTAACATAATTTGCAGAGCCAATATCGTTATAATACTCGTTGGTAAGTGCATCCTGTCTTTGTACACCAACTTGGACACCTTGCTTAAGTAAATAATCCTCTGCTATAACCATTAAATCATCCATAGCTCCTGTATTAATTTAGTAACTAGGTAACCTAATAGAAATATAAGTGTTAACATCACAAACTTATAGTCGTATTTATCCATAAATCTGTGAAATTTATTTTTGTAAAATGTTTCTATACGGTAAACAGGTTTAGAAAAAGTATGATTACTATTTGCTCTAAAGAACCTGTCAAGTTCGTCTGTTGTAAGATTTTTGGCAACCACATTGCCTGTATCTTTGTGATATATATTGTGTAATGTTTCCATGTGTTTTGTTTTAATTATTTATATTTCTAAAGTCTTTAAATATTTATCTATGAATTTAATCCAGTCTTTTTTCTTTGTTATATCAAAGTGTTTTCTGACCATTGAATTATTATCGCCTATAACCATAATTTCATAAAGTAATTTTTTAAGCTCTAGTTTATCTTTATTTGTCATTTTAATTGTTTTTGTATTGTATTTTACCAATAGCGTTTACAAGTGCAAAATATAATTTAGTATCTAATTGCTCTAGTGTTATGCTAATTTGATTGTCTGGTAATCGTGAAATTAGTGTACGTAACGCTTTAATTTCTCTATCTGTAAATTGTAATTGTTTAGTTTTCATAATTATTGTATTTGTTTGTTTATATGTGTAAATATAAAAAGATAGTATTGTTCCTGCAACTTATTTACAAGTATCTGTATAGTAGTTGCTAACAATATAAAGTTAGAATTGTTGTATAATAAATGATTCATCATCAATAGCCCAATAAAATGTTGCATCCATAATAGCTTCCTCATCAGGATAATCATCTTGGTTGTAGTCAAGCCAAAACTCTGCTATATTATCATATTCTGTATATTCACAACACAATGAAATAGGGTCAAACTCCATTTCCTGTCCTGTGGATTCCTCATATTCCTCACAAATTTCCCATAGTGCCTTTAATCCTTGCTCCGAGAAATTGTTAGGTCTATTTTTATAGAACCAATCTCTAAATTGGTAGTAGTTTACGTTAGTTTTCATAATTGTTCTTTTAAGTCCCATTTCATTTTGTATAGTTTTCCTAATAATTCATTTCGCCTATTACCACCGTGTTTTTTGGCTTCCTCTTTTTTTTCGTTATTAATTGCAAAGTCGTGGTCATATGCTATACTAACTGCAAGTATTAAATGATTAATTTGTTGTAGTGTTAAATTTTCCATATTTATTGTTTTTATTTGTTAATATTATAAAACTCATCACCATTATCAAGTAAAACTTTATTACCTTTTATCATTACAACTTTAGCTGTAACAATATCCTGTTTGCCAAACATGTATGTTTTTGTGTATTTTACTGTATCTCCGATGTTAAGTTTTAAATTGTTCATTGTTTTTTGTTTGTTAATTATGGTATAAATATACAAAAAAATAATAACGAGGACAACTATTTACAGCTATCTGTCAAGTACTTACTAACAATTAAATGATGGTAGGGGTCGCTGGTGGAAGTAGTTTTTCTCTACTTTATATTGGACTTGCAAATCCTCACCACCGATGCGACATTTTCAGGGTCTCAACCCCCAAGTTATATTCTAGAAATACAACTTGCTTACCACTACATCTTTACATCCTTTGTATTTTTTGTTGTTCGTAGCTAATGTATTTACACCATCTTCCGGCATCTACAACTTTTTCTTTTGTATTGTTTTTTGCTCTAGCTTGTACAATCATAATTGCTAATTGGTATTTTGTTAATTGGTGTAATTTATTTTCTGTCTGCCAATCAATCATGGTTTTTAGTGCCATTTCTAATCTTCCAATTAAATCATATTTACTGTTATCACCTAGTAAATAATCTACTCTAAATTTGTCGTCTGCATCTAGATTATTCCAGATATTGTCAAGTTGTTGTCTATTTAATTTTTTTGTTTTCATTTTTTTGTTTTTGTTTGTTAATTATTGTACAAATATAAACATAATCCATATATCCTGCAACTATAAACAGCTTTCTGTTTAGTATTTATTAACAGATATCTTGTTAGCAAGTAAATACAAAGTACATTTTTTTCTTTACAAAACTACTTATATATTTGTCAAATAATCACAAAACATTACATTATGAATATATTTTATTTACACAAAAATCCTATCATTGCACCATCATTCTTATACAACAAGCACGTGGTCAAAATGATATTAGAAACTGCACAGATGCTTTGTACTGCACATCATCATTACGCAGATAAACACAATTACGACAAATCATATATACCTTACAAACCTGCTTATGTTAATCATCCTAGTACAAAATGGGCTAGGCATAATGCAAAAACTTACAAGTGGTTATATGATTATTTCGTATCTATCAATATAGAGTATTACGTTAGATATGGAAAAATCCATACAACTTATATTAAATGCAGAAAAGCACTTGCAGATATTCCTGTTGGTATTCCTAGTGGAAAATTTATACAACCACCACAATGTATGCCAGATGAGTACAAAACAGATTGTAGCTTAGACGCTTATTGGAACTATTATATTGGTGCCAAACAGCATATTGCTAACAAAAACGAAAATATTATCACAAAGGCATTAGTAAATTAATTGGTATTTGACCATTGTTAAGTATAACGCCAACACCTATAGCAGGTTTTTTACCATACTTAGCATAAGCCATTGCATAACTATCGTGGTCTATACCACATCCAACTTGCATACCAAAAACTCTAAATCTTTTGCCTACATAATGTTCACAATATGCCTGTGTATGTAAATGACCTTGTACTGTATTCATCATATCAGCACGACATTTAGTACGAGCAGTTCCACCTTCGCCATGTATATACTGTACACCATCTAATTCTAAGCGTTCCACGAAGTTCCAATTAGGCACCTCAAGAACCTCTTTATATGTTCTTATCCATTTGCTAGGTATAGAACTTGTTTGTGCCTTACGCATACACATTCTATCATGGTTGCCGAGTATAACTGTTGCATTTGGAAACGCTTTGTACCAACGACTTATCCTAGATATTGCTAACTCTAACTCATCTGCACCACCTAAACCATCTGCATCTGTTTCATGATAACTACTATAGTGGTTATCTATTATGTCTCCTATAAAAATAATATCTGTGATAAAAAACCTTTCTTTTTGTTCAATACAAAAATCTAAGTATTTATCTAAACAAAATGGCTCATGCAAATCACCAATACATAGAACATTTCTACTATTGGAACGTACATATTTTAAGGCTTTAATTTCCTGTTTTTTTAAACGATATCTATTGGATAGCACCTTTGCCTAAATCTGCTACACCCTGTGCGCCTGTCAAAGTAACCAATGCCCAAAATATCTCGCTTACTGCATCTTCAGAAACGCCTAATGCTCTTGCAACTGCAGGAATTACTATTGCTGCAATGGTAAACCAGACCTTTTTAGATTTAAGTATTGTTAAAATTAAATATTCTTTCATTTTTATTTATTTAAGTTAATAATCATATGTCCATATCACTCCTAAATCTTTGTTAAAATCTAAATCACAATGAATAAAATTTCTTCCTAATCCTATCCTAGTAAATCCGACTTCTAACAAAGCGCTAAGTATAAGAAATCTTTGTCTGTTATTTGTATAATGTATATCTGCTGCTAATCCTTTAAGATGAGAACTACCTACTCTACCACCAACTTTTTTATTCCATTCTTTTGTTCTATATCCACTTGTTATACGAAATGGTATATTTGCTATGCCTCTTGCTTTATCTAACAACTGTATAAAAGTTCCATCCATATCCTTTCCACTATCTGGTTTATCTGGACTATCAAACTCAGAAAACTTAAAATATTTTAGATACATTAATTAAATTTTGTGAATTTATATATTGTGTATGTTATAGCTAAGACAAGAGATACAAATGTAAGTACCTCGTTTACCTGCGCCACGCTAACTCCAATGGCACTAACGTTTGCTAGTCCTACTTGTGCTGTGTCTTTTATCTCGTTCATTTCTTAAATAGCATTTTAGTGCCTTTTCATTTTTTGGCTTTGGTTTATATCCTACTTTCCTCATCTACTTATATCTGCAGTTAGGAAATCATCTAATGTTATTTTACCTGGTCTTTCATCCATTTTTTCTAAGTTTATTCCACTATAGAATGCAGTTTTATCAGGTTGTACATCTGCGCCACTAGAGGTAGAATATTCAGGAAATAGGCTATTGTTATGTCTTAGATAGTCAATTAGTCTCTCTGTATAGAACTCTGCTGTATTTCTTACTTCTTCTCTTAAGTCAAGCGCCTCATCTCTAGATAATGGTGTACTATTCTCTGCGTTCTTTTGGACTATGTTATTGTTCATAATCTTATATCTAAGAAAAGGAATACACTCAAAGAAACTCCAATGCACCAATGTGTCTTGTATATAATCCTCTACAAGTGTTTGGTAATTACCTGTTAATGATGAGCCAGATATGTCGCTTTGTAATTTCTCAAATAGGTCAGTTCCTAAAACACGTTCAATATGTTTTTTCTGTGCTACTTTAAGATATGGTAATAAAAACTCTACATCCACGTTTCCTGTAATTGCAGTAGAATCTTTTAACTTATTTTCTGATATGAATAAAACGTAACTCATCTTGCTTATCTTTTATTTACGAATCCTTGGTTTGGCATATCTATTGGCGCAACAGATACTTCTTGTGCATTTCTAGGTAATTTAACTCCTCTACTTTTTGCTTGTGTTGATGTTATAACCTCATCACTATTTTTTGGTCTATTTCCTTTTTGTACAAGTATAATTCTAAACCATTTATGGTAGCAATTGGCGCCGCCTTTGTATTTCCAGATTGAGTATTTGTCAGAGCCACCTCGTCCCCATCCCGGATTTACTGCTCTTTTTCCCATCTCTAGAATATCTTCTTTTCTATATATTTTATTAGCTGCTAACATTTTTCTACAAAATTCTCTTTCACCAGATTTTTTACCTGCATATCTATATCTTACTCTATAAATGTGGTCTTTATATTTCTCTTGGTTTGTAGTTTGGTCTTGTCCACTTTTTCTATTTGGATATGCGCTACCTGTACTTGCTAATTGGATATGGTTTGCGTTAAGTTCGTTCTCAAAATTAAAATCTTCCATTTCGTCGCCTGTATCCTCTTCATTTATAATTTCCCACGAATCATCCATTTCTTCTCCGAACTCTGCTAAGAACGCATCTAATTCTGTTTTTTGCGTACAAGAATCATCACATTCCTCTAAGTTTTTATCACAATCACAATTTTTGCTTAGTTTTGTCGTACAATCTCCATCACAAGTGTCTAAATTCTTTTCACAATTACAATCTTTGCTTAAATTGGTAATTTGGTCATGGTTAGCGCATGGCATATATACAGTCTTACCATTATATTCATGTTCATGGTATCCACTACAACCTAACTCCTCTGCTTTTGCAATAGCTTCTTCTTTACTATCATAAACAGGCATACCATCTATCTCTGCTACCTTTTCTAACTCTTCTTCTTCTGCTACAACCTCGTTGTTTTGTAATGGTGCAAGTCCAATCATTTCTCTTATTTCGTCTTGTGTCATTACTTCTTTCATATCTTCTACACCAAATACACTTGCTATAGGTTGTACTTGTTTTATAGATATAGGTAGGTTAATGTTATTTACTGATAATATTTTAGTAATTATTTTAAGTATATGTTCTTGGTAAGGTTTTATAACAGTAGATTGGTATATCTCAAAAGCTTGCATTAGCTCATCACGACCACCAAGTTGTCCTTCTGTTTTTACTCCTAATAACATTGGACTTGTTACTCTATGTCCAATCATTATATTCTGTGTTAGTAATTCTTGTAGAGCAACATACTGCTTATCTGCGTTGCTCATACTGATTGGAGTTATCTCTGCCGCTCTATCTTTGCTGTCAGAAAAAGACAAAACAAAACGTCCACTTGCTTTTTCTCCTGTAAACTTCTTTTCTATACTTCTCTCTATTTGTAAACGCTCCTCTTGTGTTGGTATTCCATTGTTAAAGTTTATGAAATAACTACCAGAGAATCCATTTTGTATATTGTTTAGATGAAATTCGCTAACTTTTTGGTCAATAAGTGCCCAATTACAACAAGAACTATAATCTGGTGTATAATACATTTCCATATTTGGACTATATAGACCAGTATATAATATCTGACTAGGACTTGTCCTATCGTTCATACTAAATGCAGGTATTTCCTGTGGTTTATTTTTTCTAGTATTCTTCCAATCTGCGCTAATATAATATTTATCTACTCTGCCCATTTCATTTGGTAATCCTACTCTTAATCTTTCTGCAGGTATATGATATATCTCGCTTATTTCTGTCCTGTCTTTACTCCATATGATATTTAATGCAAAACCACCTTGTAGTTTAAAGTCAAAGGCGCATTTTTTTATAACCTCATGTAATGTTTCATTACTATTTGCATTTGCTATGAATTTTTGTAGCTTAACATATGCTTCTAAGTTATCTGTTTCTTCTGCCACTATTTCTTGACCTGCTATCATTTCGCTTGTTGCATTTATGATTGCGGCATGTGTTGAACTATTATAATATAAATCTATAAGAAATTGAGGATATAAATTTCTAAATTCATCTGTACCATACTCTATATAATCTTTACCTCTTATTTCCTGTATTATAGGAGCAGTAGATGTTTCTAGATTAATATTTATAATATTTTCTTTCATATATCTTTTTTCCAATTGTCATTATTTATAGCTTCTAATATTTCTGCGTGTGTATATGTATCAACGTCATTTAAAAAAAGAGGTGTTTCACCTTCCCACTTTGCAATAAATAGCAATCCGTCATTAGACACTCTTATTGTTTCTCTACTAGTCTGTAACACTTGGTTGAAGTCAAATACTAAGTTGCCTTCAGCGTCCACTTCGTCTAATAATTCTATGTCACATATTGCGTATTTTCTCATAATTTTAATTTTTAACTTGGTACGTCATTTGTTATATCTGCTTCACTCATATTTGTCATCATTCCTGGTACACCATTTACTTGTTTTACTGATACGTTATTTATACTAGCATTTAAAGAATGTCCACTATTACCTGTACCCATTTGAAAGTAACCTGTAGTAGTAGATGTTATTGTCAAGTATTTAGTATATGTACCACTTGCACTTATTAATTCATTATTACTTATTTGTGTACCTGCACCTGTTACTACACTACTAAATGCTATTCTTAAATCATCTCCACTATTTTTAGTATAATCAAAAGTAACTTTATATGTCTGTCCTGATGTTACACTTATAGCATTTGATACTGCACCTGCAAAAGCAGAAGATACAATAGCACTTGTAATATTATTACCTGAAGTTGTAAAGGTTGTAAAAGGAAAAGTAGTACCATTTGTAAACCCTGTTACTAACTCACTACCTAAACTAGGTTCTACCATATCACATATTAAAGGGTGTGTGTCTAATATACCATCACCCATTCTATAATAGTTTTTAAGATTAGATGAACTATAAGGTATTGAATTTAATATAAGGTTAGTAGCTACATATTTTTGTTTTTCTACCATTACATTTGTTACGCTACCAATAAATGTAGTACCTGCTGTGAAGTTTAGATTACCTGCCCCTGTTGCTGGACTGCCAATAAAACTTTTAAAACCAGATGTTGTAAATGATTGAGACATACTTCCAGAACTTGCAGTTACAGAACCTTGTGTTACTACTAAATCAAAAGAAAGTTTATAAGTATCAGTTAAATCATTATCAAATGTGTCTGATTGTACAAAATTAGAAGTGCTAGTTTGAGAACCATCACAATTTGCCTTAGAATCTCCATAAGACCAACCAGTATTCAACGTCCACCTGTCGTTAGGGTCTATTTGTTTTATAGATATATTCGTTATATCTAAGGTTTGTCCTACTTCTACCGTACCTGCCAAATACAACCTAAAAGTAGTACTTGTTACAGGAACATAAAACTCGTAATCTTGGAAAGATGTTGTTAAATTTGGGTTTGAGATAACATATTGTGGGTTTGAACTAATATTATTATTATCTCCAATAGAACCAAAGTTATTAGTAGCTGTTCCTTTTGCTCTAAATGTTACTCTATAAGATTTACTTGATGTTACTATACCTGATTTAAATAAAGCTGAACCATTAGTTAAATCATAAGTCAATCTCATAAAACCATCTTGTAATGATTTGGTTGCTCTTGGTTCACTATCTGTTGTAGCTATACTCCAAAAATCAACTGCTTCTTGATTTGTAAAATTACCGTCAGCTAATATCTCTCTATCTAACTCTTCAAGCCTACCATTATGTACTAAGTTAGCACCATACTTTATTCTGTATATCTTTGTTACTTCTTCTGGTTCTAATGCTCTGTTCCATATTGCTAGTTCATCAATTTTGCCTAAAAACTCGTTTGCTCTGTCGCTAAAGTTTCTTGAACCTATTTCTGCGTTTGTCGTAGTACTTATTTCTTGCTCTGTTGTAGCATTACTAACTAAACTACCGTCTATATATAGACTTTGTGTTGCTCCATCATAAGTAGCTACAATATGATGCCATTCGCCTACACTTATTGCACTACCAGAAGTAATATCAGATGTGTTAAGTTGGTATGTAACAACTTCTCCAGATGTTACAAATATTCTTATACCGTCATCATTAGCATCTCTAGCATCTATGATTGTTTTACTAGCATCTGAATTACTAACTTTAACCCACGTGCTTATAGTGTGTTGTGTATAGCTTATTGGTTCATTTAATTGTATAAAGTCATCTAAACCATCAAAATCTACGCTATGGTTATTTACAAACCTATATATAGGTTGCGTATTTTTGCTTAAATTTCTGTGTAATTTTAGCATTTACTGACTTGTAAGACCATCTAACTCTGTATATCCTATTGCTAATCCACTACTTAAAGTAATTGCTGTCGTTCGGAAAAACAATGTTGTTCCTGCAGGTATTGTGGTTTGTAATGCGCTTTCTCCTGTTGCGTTTGCTACAGTAATACTTGATATTACGCTATCTGTAACAAAATAAATTGAGTAAAAATCTTTACCTGTTTGTGCTTCAGTTGTAAATACCTCACAACTTCCTTTTCCTAGCATTTCTCTTAGTAAATTATTATTTGTATCTGATGTTGACATTAATTTATATGTATATAATTAGTAGTATTTGTTTCTTCGTATTGTGTATATCTTACTTGTTCATTTCCAGATGTCTCGCTGACAAGTAATTTACCTTGCTCCACTAAACCTTTTATCGTTCCATGTGTTCCACTTGTATTGTTCGCAGTATCTGTCTCGCTTAGAGGAGAATTAACTTCACTTAATGTTGGTACTGTATCGTTATAACTTACCTCATATAATTCGTACTTCCAAAAACCATAAGGTTTAAAATTAACACGACCAGATGCAATTTCCTCTGTTAAGTGATGTGTAAATTCTAACTTTGTAAATCTATCATTTATTGTTTGGTTTTGTCCATATGCATATTTTACAGAACCAGATAAATCATTAGTAAATTTAGCTAAAAAACGTAATTGTGAACTTGGTACAGATATATCTATTCTCTTATCCTCTGTTGAGAAGTAAAAAACGCCATTCTGTCCATAAGTTATGTGTTGCATATACTTAAATAGAAAATTTGTTAATTTATTTTGACTTATAAAAAAAAAGAGGGCATATAGCCCTCTCCTTTATCATGAAAACATAGTTTAGTCTACATCTACTGTTACGGTAAATCCAGAATTGTCAAATGGTGCAGTAGTATAATCTTGCACTTCTTTGCATGGCTCTGGCTCTTGACCTTCAAAAGTCAAATCATAACCATTCATATCTCCTAACGCTACTCCACTAGCACTAGTACCTGCAGATAACTCCATACCATTACTTTCTCCACAACACCATATTCTAGTAATACCACTTGCTCCTGCGCTATTTGTTTCTACGAAAATAACTAACCTATTTTGTGCTAGTAATTTTATTTCGTTTCTATCATTAGCAGTCATATTGTGCAATTTGATATTTATAGATGGAGTATAGAAAACTGTACCATTCTCTGAACTAGGATTTATTGTTTCTGTAAAACTACCTGTTCCTCTTTTTAATTTATACTTTCTTAATGGTGCAGTTAAATCTATATCGCTTATAGAACCACCACTTGTCGTTAATGTTGCTTTATCGTGCTCAATAAAATAAACTGCTTTTATTCCACCGACAGCATCTCTACAGTCTAAACCACGTCCTTTAGTTAAATCACATGCCATATTTTATAGTTTTAGGCAATTAGATGAGGGTATAAAACCCCCATCCTTTTGCATTAATTATTAGTCTAAAAGAACAACGTCTGCTCCTTGTGCTACTTGCACTCCTGCTGTAAACTTAGCAACCACTCTGATGTTGTCAGAACCATCTAGGTCAGACATATCTAACATTCTAATTTCTGTGTGGTCAGATACTAAATCTGTTCCAAAGAATAAATTAGACTTCTGTGCTGCTACCATTCTGTCTGCTTGCATACCTGGACAAACTGCAATCTTAATACCATTGTACATTGGAACGAAAGAATCATTCATGTTGTATAATTGTTGGTATCCTGCATTAGCTTGGCTTTCTAGGTAAAATCTATAAGCAGTTGTACTCATATAGATATAAACATCCTCTTTTGAGTAAACCGCAGTAGGTATTGCATTAGTAATTGTTGTTAGGTTTGTAACAATGTTAGATGCACTAAATGCTCCTGTTGCTTTGTCTGCCTGTACAACTGTACCATCTACACTTCCTAAAAGTAAACCTACAGTATCATGTAAATATCCTGTAAAGCCACCTGCATTAGCATCATTACCATGCCAGATGTTAGCTTCTACGTGGTCTGCTATTGTAGCTGATAAGTAAGAAACTACAAACGCTGCAAAATCTGCTGACATATCTCTGTTATGTGCACCTGCCGCCATTTGTGCTGCTTGCCAATCTGCAAGTAAATCCTTTTTACATAAATCTACATTTATTTGTAATTCTTTTGGATTAAGAACTTTTTCTGTTAATGTTAAAGTTCCTGCATCTGTAAAATCACAAGTAGCATCTGCAATCATAGATGCTGTACTTACATTAGTTATATTTCTTTTGAATTTTATATTCTCAAGAATTGTTAAATTTTCTAATGACTTTGCAGAACGTAACGCTGCGCCAATATACTGACCAGCATGTTCTCCACTATAATTAGAAGTAATTGAAAAACTCATTTTATTATTATTTTAGTTATTATTTATTTAGGTTATAGAAAAATCTTTCTTTGCTACTCATAGCATTATAAGGTTTTCTTGGTATTCTTGTATCATTAAATTTAGAAACTTCTACAGGTTTTGTAGCAGGTTCTTTACTTAATTCAGTAACTTGACTTTGCAATTCTGCTTTTTCTGTTTCCAATTGCTCTGTCATTTCTTTTAGGTCAGTATTTTCTCCTTTCATTTCTTTAAGTTCTGCATCTAGTCTATCTAAATCTGACTTTACTTCTGCTAATAACTCCTTAATTACTGCTCCTATTTCGTTTATAAGACCCTCTTTGTCAAATTCTACATTTTCTGACATTTCTTCTTTGTCTTTATAGCCCATTTCATCTTCTTCTTCCTCGTGGTCTCCTAACTCATCTTCCTCTTTTTCTCCGACTTCTGCTACGATACCCTCTTCTTCTACAGAAAAAGATACGCCATCTTCTGTTTCATAACTACCAACAGGTAAAGGCATTGTAGTTCCATCTTCTGCAAGTATCATTATAGATATACCTGCTTCTAATTCCTCTGCTTCAGATACAACTATTGTACCATCCACAAGTTTTGCTTGCATAGCTAAATTTAGAGTTTCTATTTCTTCCTCTAAACCAAGAGCTACTCTTATTTGTTTTTTTAAATCCATGGTATTTTTTTATTTTAAATAGAATCTTTCTTTTTTTGTTTCATTTTCATACTATCTTTTTCGCTTTCCTCTATAATATCTCGTAGAGCAACTAAAATATCCTCTTTGTTTACAACAGGTTTAGACATTTTTTCCATTTTATCAACGAAGTATCCCTCTATACTTAAACCTTTTAACTCGCCACTCTTTATCCTACTCCATAACTCTTTATTTTCTATTTTCATTTTCACAAACCATGTTCCATCTGGTAAGTCAAAACCATATAGTTTAGATTTGTCCATATCGCCTTCTTTTATCCAACTTTCAACTGTAAGTACACCTGCTACTCTATCTTCGTGTTGGTATGTTGCTTTGTGATGATTATTGTATTTAAGATATAATTCAGACGCTTTCCTAACAGTTTCTTTACTAAAATATACATAGTAGTCGCTATCTGTGTTTGGATTATATCGTAGTATCTGTTTATTTGGTATAAGTGCAGGACTAATGAGTATTTGCTTATCCTCATCTGTCTTAGCAAAGGTTAAATTATTCTTTTCTTTGCCAAAGTATATAAAGTCCACTTCTATTGCAGGACTTGTTACTAAACTTATAGCATCTATTGATAATTCTTCATTTTCTTCGCTAATTACTAATTCTGTTATTTTGGTATATTTCTTTTTCATAGTTTTTTATTTATATGGTTGCTCTACGTCTAATATTTGCTAGTTTATTTTGGTTATTGGTAATATCATCACTAACTACGAACGCTCTTGTAGGTTCTATATCTGTCGTTCCACCTAACTCAAAGTTTCCACTAACTAATCTTGGTGCAGGTGTGTTAGTTGGTGTTGGTGCATTACCACCGCCACCACCACCATTTCCTTTTATTTTAGTAGATAATATTTTTCTTACATTGGCTAATCCTGCTACTATAACTGCTGCGCTTGTCAAAAAACCTGCTACACCACCTTGTGCAAATGCCTTGGTAGCACCTGCGTATGTATCTATTGTTGCTGATGCAACTGCTAACGCTTTGTTGTCTCCTGCAAGTGTAGATGTAGCTGATGCTAATGATGATAAACCACCAATAATTGCATCATTTTTTGCCTGTGTTGCTTTTTTCTCTGCATCTGTCTCATCATCTCTTTGTTTATCTCTTTGTGCCTTAAACTTATCTCTAATTGCTTGTATCTCGCTCTCTTGTGCCTCTGTTAATTCTGCTGTATCTATTCCTAATTGTTTTTGTCCTTCTATTATTGCAAAATACTTATCATATACTGCATTTATTTGTTGCTGTTCTGCATCCAATTGTGAATTATAGAATTTGTCAAGTATAGTGGTTGCATCTGTGGTTAATTTGTCTAATCTTTGTTGTTCTAAATCTATAAGTTCCTGTTGTAACGCCATCTGCTCTTTTAACCTATTTTGCTCCTCTGTATTTATTTCATTTTGTAACGCATTTACCTCTGTTATAACTCGCCTACGCAATCTAGCAGAGTTAGTTTCTGCATTTATTACTTGTGTCTTTAATTGCGCTAATTCTCTTTCATCTTCTGCACTATTTTCGCTAAGTTTCATTTCTTCTTCTTTTATCTTCATTCTTTCTCTTGCTAACTCCAACTCTCTTTTGGTAGTTTGTTCTTCTAGGTCAAGTGCTAATCTAAGGTTTTTAAGTCTCTCTGCTGCAGATAAACTTTCATCCTCTGCAAGTAGTCTTGCTTGTTCTATCTGTTTACGAGTTTCTGCTTTTTGTATCATAAAATCATTTTCTGCATCTCTTAACTCGTTTGTTCTTACTTTTAAGTCCATCATAGCTTGACTTTCATTTTTTATCTCATCCACCACGCCTTTAAATGAGTTTTTGAGTAAATCAGCACCCTCTCTAAATTCTCCACTAAAAATTAATGTTAATCCTTCGCCAAACGAACTAACTCTATCTCTTAACACATCAAAAGTGGCTCTTATACCTGTCAAGGCAACGTTAAATTGGTCGGCTCCTCTTTTTGTATTTGTAAAGAATCCTGCTAAAGAACCAATGGCTACCACAAAGGCACCTATACCTGTACTAATTAAACCTGCTCTAATAGTAGCAAATGATGCCTTAGCTATACCTTTCATTTTGGTAAATCCTGCTCCTATATCATTTAAACTAACTCCAAACATTCTAAAATTGCCTAAAGTGTCTTTTGCTTCATTATTTACTTCTTTTACTTCTTTTTTTAAGTCTTTTGTTTCTTTAGTGGCACTTTTAATGCCTTTACTTTCTATTTTATATACTCCTATTGTTTCACTCATATTTAAAATGTATTTATGGTTTTATTAGTGTAAGAATGCATACTTGCATACCAATTTATATTAACGCCTGCCAATCCTGTAACTTTTAATGTAATAAAACCGTCTGCTACTGATGCAAAAATTGGTGTTACTTCTAATGGTAAACTTCCGTTGGCTATTGTACTTATTGACTGTGTAAATGTAGTGTCAAAACCATTATTTATCTTACATGCACCAACTAGCTTGTAGTACATATATTGTCCTGCTGTACCATCATCACCACCTGTACATAAACCTATTATATGTGTTTCAAAACCTAGTATAGAATTATTTTGTATTTCTATATAACTTTCTCCATCATTTTGTATACTTAAACTTGTTAATGTATCATTGGTTGTTTGTCCGATAAATTGTACTATTGACATTTGTTGAGCGCCAAATGTTTTGTTATCTAATTGTCCTGCTCCGATAACTAACTCTCCTTGATTAAGTGCAGAGCCAAACGTACCTGTTACGAATGCATTATTTATATTATTTTGTATTATATTATTAGAGCCAATAACCAACGAATTTTGTACATCACCTAATGTCTTGTTTTTTGTACCAGATATTATACTATTTTCTGTTCCACTTTGTGCCTCGTTATTTGCTCCTTTAATAGATATACTTTGGTGTTGGTTTTGTTTTTGTGCATCTTTAGAATATCTAAAAGCATAACAAACACCTAAATTTTTATCATATTCATATCCATATCCTCTACATACTATTTCGTTAGCAAACACCTCGTTAGTACCATCTGTAAAAATAACTTCGCCTGTGCTCTTTATACTCTTAGGTTTTATTTTATATCCTCTTTTAAAATCCATTATGGTAATAATACTAATTCTACTGTTGCTAATTCATCCTCTTTATATTCTATCTTATTTACTTTAAAACTCCTATTTTTTATAAATACTTTATCATAGAAATTAAAATTTTCTATATCATTAGGATTTAAGTTAAGTTTAACTGTAACTATTCTTGTATCTGGATGGTATAACTCATCTATGTAATTTAACCAATATATGTTAAATAAGTTATTTACAGGTGTTAGTCCCATACTTGGAAAAAGAGCCTTACTTCTAAAATTATAATCTACCGTATCTATTGTAGTAGGTATGGCTTCTGTATGAGAAAAACATAGATACTGTTGTTCTGCACTAAATTGTGATGTATTATTTTGTACAGGACTAGTATAAGTCGTAGTTGGTAATGCTTTAACACCTACATCATATAGTATTCTTGCCTCGTTTTCATAGTCGGAAAATTCTTCTTCTCCTTTTTTTGCATACAATGATGGTACTGTAAACTCTTCATCTACAACATCTAGAATTGGTTTCATAACTGTAGGTGCAAATACATCTAATTTAATTTCTTTTTTATTTTCTAATCTTGAATAATCTGGCACTACAAATGTTTCAGAGCCGTAGTAATATGATGTGAAATTCTCAAAGACTTGCAAGGCATGATTTCCTGTATCCTCTTTATAAGTAAATGTTGTACTTAAATCTAAATTTTCTAGTGGTTTTAACTTATACTCTCTTGTATCTAGCTTTTCTGTCCAATCTAACTCATTAACTGTAATTGTACTTGTATTTGTTGTATCTTTAAATATTTTGTCGTATGGCTCTATTATTATATTGTTTTTATCCTCTTTATCTTGTATAAATACTAGGTTAAACATCTTTCTTAAATCATTTAGTATATCAAATAATTTAGTGGAGCCTCTTTTCTTAATTAAGTAATTTTGTAAAGTTGTACCTGTTGTACTAAATTTAAATCTTATTCCATCAGATATGCCTTGCTGTTCTCTAATTCTATCAGCATTATCTGTTTTAACCTCTACTTGTATATAATCGCCAATGCCCATAATTACATTAAGCGTACCTCTAAAAGTCTTATTGTTATTTATAGAAGTAGTGCCAATTAAATTCCTATCTTTCTTTACAAGTACACTAATAATATTATTGCTGGAATCTCTATGTACGATTCGCATTATAATTCTTGTTCTAAAAACGCTTGTATTTGCTACACTAATACCATAAGAAATGTTTACACTTAAATTAGCAACTGTACTTGTGAACCTATCATTTGATAAATTAAAATATGTTAATGAAGTGGAAATTTGTGTATCAAAATTATATGTTTGGAAAGACGTTCCTATTAAACTAGATGAACTTAAATTTCTAACAAAATCCTCGCCCTGTGAATCTATACTAAATACGCCTTCTCCCCAATTAAAGTCCATATATAACTTCTTAAAATCAGCATCATCAAAAAAATTACTACTAAAAGTAAAATCTGTCAAAGCAAATATTTTATCTACTATATATCGTACTTTCAACCATGGTCTAAATGCTTGTTCTAAATTTTGTAGCTCAACGTTGTTGTTATTTGCAAATAAACTTCCTGTCCAATCACAAAATGGATATTTTAAAACATCTGTTGTAGTTGCTCCTTGGTTACCTGCAAACGAACCAGATAATAAAGCAGATGACAATGGTAAACTTCCTGTCCATGATGCCTCAATAGTATCCTTATTATATAAGTGGTCTAACTCGTTAAAATCTAAGTCTGCTATTGTATTGTTTGCCAACTTATCTTTTAGAGATAAAGTATTGGAGTATAGATTAACATTATACATTATTTCCTCATCTTTTTCTACTACATCATTTAATTGTAGAAAACCATCAAATATAGTATAACCATCATTTTTAAGAACTGCTCTTGTTTTTACATATGGATTAAATATAGTAGAATTAAAGGTAAAAGTATTGTCTTGTGATGACCTCGTTATCTCAAATATTTCGTTAAAAATCCTGTTGTTCCTTTTTGTTCCAGGTAACATAAAGTCTTTACTATAACTCTTAGTTTGTTCAATGGTGTTTGTAAACTCGTCTATACTTAATGTTACAGGTATTGCCTCATCTTCATATAAATCACAAATAATTTGTCCATCCTCTATATCTGTAAATGTAACACTTTGGAAACCTATAGCTTCTTTCATAGTTACTTTATTTAAAACTAATGTGCTTGTTGCATCACCTTGTACTGTTATTACTAAATCCATTTCATTTGCAGTCGCTGTTACTATAAATGTATGTATTCCTGCAGTTTGTATGGTGTTGCTTATCATTGTACTTACTAAACTTGTATCATCTACAGTCATTACTTCAATAATAAAATTACCAGATGGTACACTAGCTATATCTACTTTTAGTTCATAATCATGTCCAGATGTTAAAAATTGTATTTTTTGTGCAATACCAGTCATACGACCACTTAATGTTGTGGTAGTTAGTGTTACTTGTCCACCTGCTTGTGATACTGCTGTTTGTCCATCTCTATGAAAAGGTATCCAATTACCAAATGGTACTGTGGTTGTACTACCTGTCGTAGATAATAATGTTAAATAAAAATTTATATAAGCCACCACACCGGTTGGTACAGCTACTGCACTTTGTATCTGACCAGTAAAAGAAAAATTTGCAATAAAATGGTTACTATGCGCTATTGTAGTTGCACTAAAAGAGCCATCATGCGATTGTGGAAATAAAATTAATTGCGTATTAGGCATGTTGTATTACTTTGTCCTTGCTCATTTCTATTTCTAAACTATATTGTATAAGTTTATCGTTTGCTTTTGTTTGTCTTGTATATGTTTGTGATGTTATTACCACAGGTTTTACATATTTTCTCCTTATGCCTGCCTCTGTATCTGCACTAAATTCGCTTAAAATATAAACTTCTGGACTTGTGAATAATTGCTCTAACCATATTGCTGTTTCTTCTGTAACAAAGTCTGTATTTAACGATATAATTTCCTTAGAGTTTGTTCTAAACGTTTTTGTACCACCTTTATAACCATATAACCTAAATCTATCCTCGTTCCATGTTCCTTTTAGTTGTTGGAAACTTTTTCTTGTCGTATTTACTGTTCTTACATTTTTCTTAGTAAAATTAAAATAATCCCAAGCACCATGCCTATTTAACCATGTTAATCTAATTTTCTCAAAACCTTTGCAATCGTTTTCTAAAACATTAAATATATAAGATTGTCCAATAGTATCTCCATTATCATCTCTTAGAACTATCTTATAAGATTTTGCATTTAAATAACCACTAGCTAAACCTTGGTTTCTAAAATTTGCCATACCACATCCAAAAAATATCATTTTACTATTGCTATTGTTATAACTTGTTCCACTACCACCATTAGTCGGTGTATTATTGTAAGTTAAAGTTGACAATATTTGAGTTCCTTGCGCATTAACTTCTGGATAAAATTTAACTATAACTGCATTAACTTTTGGACTAGTTGCATTAACACTACCAACTACAAAATCCGCTTCATAATTGTTAAAAAATGCCACAGTATGATAATCGTTTGTGCCTATTTCTAATGTTGTTGGACAATCTGTAAGAAATTTTGCATCGCTATCATTAGCAATATAATTAAAAACATCTAGGTTATAACCAAAGTTATCGTTTACTTCTTGTAACGTATCATCCTCTTGTAGTGTGCCATTATATATTACAAATTCTTCTGTTTGTTTAACAATACTATCATCTACTGCAGGGCTTCCTGTTTGTGTCTCTGAATATTGAATTCCGAATTCTATCTGTAATAATCTAACAGAGTTTTTATTTGTTGCAAACTTATCTATGTTATGTATAGAGTGTCTTTTATCATTAAAATTTTGTGTTTTAAAAGTAGAAAAGTTATTAGGCACTTGGTCGCTTACCTTTCCACCTAAATTATCACTCGTTACATAACTTTGTAACACTTTACTAAAATCAAATATGCCTTTACCTTGTCCATTAGGACTTACTTTTAATGTAACAACCTGCGTAGTGGTTGCTGTGTTTATCTTTGCTACTCTAACTTTTGCAATAAATTTTACATTAAACTTAGTTGCTGTTATTGTATCATCCTCTACTACGAATATGATTGGTTGGTAAACAGGTATAAGTTTATATAGTGGCTCTTGTATTATATTCATCTTTATGTCTTAAATTGTCCTACAAAGTCTTTATCAAAGGCAATGGCAAATTGTTTAGGAAAGTCTCTTATAAACCTACTTAATGGTTTACTATAAAAACTTAATCCTTGTATTCCTCTAAAATATATTTTTCTTGCTATCAAAAATTTTAAACTTTGTCTTGTTATAAATCTTCCTTTTTCATCTCTTGGTGCTAATCCTCGTTTTACTATCCACTTGTCAAACACTCTTGTTGGTGGCATTTTGTTTGTGTATTTATAAGGTGTACTACGTTTTTGGTTTTTGTAGTCAGTATAGTATCTTCTTTGTTTTGTTCCACTAACTCCTTTTTCTACGAATTGTCCATAATCCGACATCTTAAACTCTATAATAAATTCTCCTGCATTTTCTTTTACTTCATAGTTTATAGAGTTTAGCAAAGTTCCACTAACATTCTTATCACTCTGTTTAAGTGTATTCTTTGCTTGGCTAACAACCTTTTTACCAAACGACTTTAAGTAATTTCTTACGTTACGCACCTGCTACAAATAATTCTAGTTTAACTGCGTTAGAGCTACTGTCTACTAATATGCTTTCTAAGTCGTGAGTTGATGTGATATTAGCTGATGAATCATTTACACCTATTGCGTCGTGTGGTGTACCTAACATAAAAGTTTTACCTGCTTCTAGAAGAATTGTTACACTTTCGTCTGCTGCACTATCACTTTCTCCAGCATCTATTTGTAAAGATAAATTTACACTATTAGTAGAATCTAAATTTGTTACTCTTATATATTTAGTGTCTTGTATATCTACTGCACTATCTGAACTAACTACTGTATCTTTAGTTAGCAATACTGTAGTGTCATTGTCTGCAGGTATTGTTACTATACGTTCCATAACGTGTTCTATACCTGTTATTGTTAGTTGGTTGGTAGAACCTCTTACCGAACCATTTAATATTACATTTTCTGTTAATGTTACTGTTAAATTTGCCATTATTTTTTATCTATTTGTTTTAATTTTCTTATTGCCCATTCTACTCCACTAGTTCCACCCCAAGCATCCCACATTAATCCACCACATCCTTCTGAGTATGGTACATCTTTGTGTTGTTGGTGTCTTTTGAAACTAGCCATTCTTGCTATTGTATCTCTGCTTATATTTTCTCGTCTTGCAAGTTGTCCTGCTCTTGTCCAACCTACTCTTGTACCACAAGTCGTTCCATTTTCCTCTTTCCATTTTATTGCCCTCTTTGCATTGTTTGTTGCTGCTTTAGGATAATCGTTATATGTTTCAAATTTTCTGCTTATAGCATCTAACTTGTCTAATGTATCGTCATATTTCATAAGTAATCTTTGGTGGTATAATTTGTATTCTTAATTTGCCTATCTTAAATTTTATCATTTGCCTATTGGTGTTGTAGGTTGTGGTACATTACAACTATTATAGTCTTGTTCCACTATTATTGGTATAGTAAATGTCCATCCACTAACTGCGTTGTCAAATCTTTCTGTGAATGGCTCTATGGTAAAATCGTTATCTACAAAATATCTTTCTTCTTCTCCATGCTCTGCATTAAACTTAAACAAACTCTCTCCATGTTTAAATGTTGCTATGATATCTGTACAGATGCTAAGGCAATCGCTTAATACTTCTTGCTCGTTACTTTCATCTGGTTCTACTAAATCCATAATAAAAACTTGGAAATTAAACGTAAATTGTCCTTGTGATGCTACAACAGTCTGTGGTACAATGTGCATTAGTGGATATAACGTGTTTTTTTCTAAATCCATCTCAAATATATCACCACTACTAACTTGTTGTATTTGGTAATGGTTAACTCCTAGTTGTTCTAGTGTATCTATAAGATTATTGTACGTTTTATTATTTACCATTATTTACACTTTTAAGTTCATTTAAATCTGCTTCATACGTTAGCCATGTTAGGCAAACATATAAACTAAGGTTTGTTATATTATTAAGGTTTACTATTTCTCCTTTTGTTAAATTATACATTATACCAAACCAACCCCACTTTTTAGAAAATTCTTCTCCTGTTGTTATATTGTCATCTTGCTCTGTTCTAGAGAATACCAATGCAAATTGCTCAATAGTTCTCTTACGAAAGTCCAAAAAAAAAGCAATGCGTTTTGCACTTGTTCTGCTTTCATTTGTAGAAACTTATTTGCTCTCATTCCTGTTGTTGCACTATCATATGGTGCTATAGTGTAATATGATTTGTCTTTGTCAATTATTGGTCTAAATAGTATAGCCATAATTTTATGTAAGTTCTTATTTACATCTATTTTTATATATTGCTCCAAGTCTGCGTATTCTCCTAACGTTATTTCTTCTAAGTCTGGTATAAAACCATACTCATCATTATTTATTTTTACTATTTTTCTTAGATAAGTAGATTGTTTTGCTTGCCTGTCGCTACATTTCTTAAATATATCTACAACATGCGCTAAACTTAATTTGTTTAGTATTTTTGTAGGTATATCCGCCATCATATTTATTAATTCCTGCGTTTGCTCTATCTCTGTGCCATCTTCTTTTTCCAATAACCTCATCCATTTTTCTAGTGTTACATCACTCCATGACTTTATAGTAAACTCTTTTACTTCCTCATTTTCTAAAATCTTTATCGTCATAATCTTAAATAGAAATTTTTTACTTTTAGTTTATCTTTTTATATTTGCAGAGTTTCGTAATGAAATGTTTTTGTTTGTTAGCAGGAATAGACCGTAGGCCTAATTGATTTTGTAAGACCAAAGTTTGTTCCTGCTTTCTTATTGTATATAGTATCTACCATAACTTGTGTCTATTTCATAATACATCCTCATAGCCATAGCATCTGCATAATCAGGAGACCTACCAAGAATTGCTTTGACTGTCTCTTTTGGTACAATTTGTAATTTATTGTCTTTATCTTGGTCTTTACTTCTTATCTGTTCTAACTCCTCTATCATTGTTTGTTTTATATTTACATCATTCATACTTATACCTATCTGTGCTGTATTTATCATACTTGCTAACTTGTAATAACATTGTGTCTTAAGATTTTGGTAATTTTCTTTCTTTATTGGTCTAGAATTGTTTACAAAACCTCTACATCTTAGATAATCTTTTACTCCACCACCAACGCCATCCTCATCTACAATTATGTTAGATAATTTAACTTGCTCTTGTTGTTGTATTTGTTTTATTTGCTCTACAACATCATTTATAGCGCTTTTAAGCAACGTTATAACTTTTGTAATATGTAACCCTTTCCATAACATTATAATTGTTTTATCGTTACCAAATCGTGCTACATCACAAGTTATGTATTTTTCTCCATCTATGCCTTGTTGGTCAAATAGTCTAACTATTGCATCATAGTTGCATAAACTATCGTCTGACACATCATATTCCCAATTACCAAATAGTAACCTTTGTTTACTTAGTTCGTCAAGTGTTTCTAGTTGTGTTTTATAGAATTTGCTTATATATTCATTGTCATCTACTAGACTTTGTATGAATCTCCTATGTTTTTTTATAGTACCATCTTTTGCAGGTTTGTAGTATTGCGTATAAACCCAATTTTTAGCAGGATTGCAAGTCATAAGTAACTTAGGTATAATATTGTACCTATCTAACTTGTACCTTAATCTACTTGCAACGATATTCTTTGCCTTTTCTGTAATTTGGTTTGCCTCATCTATGAACGCACCTGTTATCTCTAACGAACCTAAACTATCAAAGTTTCTGTCTGATGGATATAAGAACAAATCCTTAAGTATTATCTCTGAGCCATTATAAAACTTTATGATGTTTGTACTTGCATTAAAGTTATAATGTTTGTCTGCTATAATATTCCAATGTTGGCACACTTCAAAGAATGTATTTAACGTAGTTTTTTTTAGTGCATCTAACTTACTACGCCCCATTAGATATCTTGTACCTGCATATTTAAGACATACAATAATTATCCATGCACAACCAACCCATGACTTACCACCACCTGCTGCACCACCAAATAGTATCTCTGTTGTTTGTTTGTCAAATAAGTATTCTATTGCCTGTTCCTGCGTATAAGTAAATTTAGCATCAATAGTCAATACCTTTTATGTTTACATTTATTTTTATAGGTTCATTATCGCTAGTAATATCTAAATGCGTTTTTTCGTTCCAACCTAACCTAGTTTTAGCGGCATGTATAACCACACTAGGTACTTTATCCTTAACACATTCATAATATTTTGACTTTATAAAATCGTTTTCTATATTTTGTATCTCTTTTACTTGCTCTGCAAAATCTTTATCCTCTTTCATCCATTTATAAAAGTTCGTTCTACTTAACTCTGTTTGTTTTAATGCAGTTGTAATAACGCCTAAGCTATTTTCCAAGGCTTTTAGTAAACGTTCTTTATTTATGCGTGTTCTATTTTGTTCCATTTCTACAATATTTATCCATGTTTATATTATATGTATATCCAAGTTCATTAAGTATTCTTTTTATTTTGGTCATTGGAAACGACTGACTAGCATATCCTAATCTAAATATGTAATTCTTAAAATCTGTTAAATCAATTACACTATGTTTTGCTACATATTCTTGTATTTTAACTTTTGTAGTTTGTTTTTTTATTTTGTTAAATACATCACCATAATCATCTTCTTGTCTTAAACTCATAAATAACTTATCTATTTTTGTTGCATGTGTTTCCAATAACAGCTTATTACTTTCTTTGTATTTGTACTCTCTTATGTTATCTTGTAGTAATTTTGCTATAATTTCATACTGTTCTTCTTCATTATTAAATAGATATGGATAGTTTTTATCTACTAACTCTGGAAAAGTAACTTTATTTGGTGCAATAACAAGTTGGTCATTCATTATACTCTCTGCTACACTTATGCAAAATGTTTCGTGCCTACTATTTATTACGTTTGCATGGCATTTAGATAATTCTTTTAGATAATCGCTATGTAAACTAAATGACTTTATTTCTACATATGGCTTATTTTCTATGGCTCCTAAGTTGCCTTTATCTCCTGCTGTAACTATAACTTTAAATGTATATTTTTCATATAGTCGGTCAAACATCTCAAATGTGTTCTTCCAATTTTTATATCCATCTAACCTATGATTATAGATAAAAGTATACATATGATATTTTTCATCTGTTTCTATCCTGTTGCAATAACCACCTATTTCCACTTTACAAGTATCTTTTAGGAGTTCTAATTGTTTTTTATTAAGTATATCCTCTGCTTCTTCCATTAGCATATTGTAACAATGTTGCGTATGAAAATAATTTATATCTACAGTCATACTTCCTATAATTTGGTCTAGCATTATATGTTTACATGGTAAATAACTTGTAAGATGCTCTAAACTTCTATGTATAACGTAATGATGATAATTAAATACTTTCATTCTTGATTTCTCTAGTAAAGTGTCTTGGAAATACTTAAAATGATGTCCTCTTTCCACTACATTATTCCATACTATGTCAATCGCATATTTCTTAAATATTTCTCTAATGATATTTGTGTTAAAATGGATTACTTGGTGTTTTTTACCTCTAGGAAAAGGCATCTTAATTATCTTTATATTTTTATCTATATCATCTTGGTAGTATTTTCTATTGCTGTCAAGGATAAGAAAAAAATTGTAGTTATCTGTTTTTATAAGTTCATTACATAATTGTTTTATGATTATATAATTGCTATCTGCGTTCATATTATCCACAGAAAACATAGGATATATAAGTATATTTAGTTTTGTATTTTGCATACTATTTTGTCGTATAAGTTTGTTAATTTATCTATCTCTGGTCTTATTCTGCTAAATTCATCTTTAGGTATTTTCATTGTTACTATAACCTCACTTAAATCATAAGTTTCGTTTTCATCCATAAGTTTCTCCTCTGCAAATATATCATCTGTATTTTGCCATACATCCATACCCCATGATTCTAAATCTGCTGTACTCCATTCATTACCTAACATATCCCAATTCCATTCTCCAAAATTTACATTATCTTTTATTACAAATTCTTTTTTCTGCTCGTCAGTTAAATCCTTTGCCTCATATATCCATATATCTTTTAATCCTGCCTCTTTACAGGCTTTCCATCTCATATTTCCACCAAGTATGGTCATATTTTCATCTACCACAATTGGTCTAATTTTTAGCATCTCTGGAAAATTTTGTAAACTTTCTACTAACTTTCTAAATTTACTATCCTTAACTATTCTTGGATTGTTTGGATTGCCTTTTATTTTGTAGGTCTTTATTTGTTTTATCATTTTTATCTGTATTTGGTTCTATTTTGTCTGTGTATTCTGCTAAAGCTTGGTTTTTTGTCGTATCAATTATAAGTTCTATCATAAATACACCTATAATAAGTAAAAATCCTATGCCAATAAGTAAAAGAAATATCATGAACATTTTTCTATATTTCTTATTCTTTCTGTATTTTCATATCTACGCTTTAACTCATTGCTAATTGTTTTGCGTATGAAAACTTCATTAATGTTAAATTTTTCTTCCATTTCTTTAGAACTATTTGCATGAGGATTATTAAAAAAATATTCAATTATTTTTTTTTCTAATATTTTACGTTGTCTTTGCGACAATATTTTTTTATTTTCCATAATATTTATCATATAAGGTTTTCATTGCATTATACATTTGGTTAAGGCAACTAGCACAATTAGTATTTGTTTTGTAGTTTGTCTTATATATTTTATTGTATAACTCCACAAATCTTTTTTTTGTTTCTACATCTGGTGCTTTTCCTGTCTTTATTTTTTGCCATACACAAAGTATTTCTTCCTGTAAATTTTCTTCCTCGTTTTTATAAGGAAACATTTCGTTAAGTTTTTGTTGCCTTTCATCACAACCGCAGTCATCTTTACCAACTGCATTAGCAATTTTTTTGGCTAACTTATCTATCTTAGTTGCTGATGTTATTTTTTTTATTGTATCTCCTAAACCTTTACTCTTTGTCATCTAATTCTTCTTTTATTTCCTGCCTTATCTTATTTATTGTATTATATATACTATTTCTACTTATACCTGTTTTTTCTGCTAAACTATCCAATGTGTTATTTTCATAGTAATATAATTTAAATATTTCTTTATCATACCAATATTTAGTATCTAGTATTTCATCTATTTTTTCTAAGTATTGCCATTTTATATCTGGTGCCTCGTTAGGTATATTTCTATAAGGTTTTACACCTGCAGTAGCAGTATAATTCCAACTAATATTTTCATAATATTTTTTGTATTTATAATAGTATGGACTTTTTGTGCTATGAACAGAACGCCTCATAACCACACCTGCATACCTTAACAAACCATCTTTACCATCTTTATCATATATTTTTTGTAATGTTGTTTGGTTCATTTGCAACATATATACTAATGTTTCCTGTACAATTTCCTGTATTTCGTTATAATCCTTTATTAGTCCATATGCCATATAAACCATTGTTTGCCTTAGGTCAGCAATTATATTATGCAATTCATTCATTTATAGGTTCTATTTCTATGAGTGATTTAATAATTTCCTCTGTTTTTGCACCTATGAGAAATTTAAAACTATTTATTTGGCTAGAATTTCTTTTTGTTCGTATTGCAGATAGATATGATTGTGTAAGTAATGATAAATTTATTGGTATAATAAATAAAAAATCCTGCCAATTACCTACATGAGCGCCAATTTTGTAGCTGTTGTGATATTCTAATAATAAATCAAGAATTTCTTCATATTCCTTAAGTTTTTGCTTGGTAGATACGTCTGTTACGAATCCTAAAAGTAAGTGTATATAATCTAGGATTAATATTTTGTGTAACTCGTTTACAAAATCTATTTTCCTCACACTTAAATATATACTTATTTGTTAGTCAATACCTTTGGTTTTTTTTAAGTTTTTAACAAGGTTTTGGTAATAACTTATATCTTCTTTGTACTCACCTCTAGTGCGTTTCATAGTTGTGTTGGCTAAATTTGTAAGATATTCCACTTCTTCTACGCCAAACTCCATACTTAATTTTGTTCCAAATTTGTATTGTTCGCCTTGTTCATACATATTGCATTTTACACATTGTACTTGACAATTAGTAGTATTCCATCTTGTGGTATGATATCTACGACTTAGAAAATGTCCACATTGCATTTTTTTGTAATGGTCTATCTTACCACAAGTATAACATTCTGTATATCCATTTTCATCTGCATATCTTAAGCGTATATACAAACTAAACCATTTATCTAAATCCTTTTTAAGTTTGCTTAACGTTTTCAATAATTTTTCTTACGTTGTCAATTATATCCATTCTTAACTTATATTCTACGATTTGTGCCATTTTAGTTTCGCCATTTTGTTTTTTATAGCGTGTTGGTACTTCTATTGGTATAGAATCTATTTCATAACCTTGTTGTCGTAGTCTATAAATTATACCTGATAATCTATATGCGCCATAATTATTTATAGCTTCTTTTTGTGTTAATCTACGTCCATCTTTTAAGTGTTGTAGTATATCATTTGTTTGTGTTTCCATTTTGTAATAAATTTTGTTTGTAATATTTAACTTCCTCTGGCTTCCTGCCCATTGTATGTACTTCATAATAGGCTTCATTTAATCTTTTTTTATGCTCAAGGCACCAACGATAAAAAGTACGAATATTTAAAAAGCTATCTTTTGTATCTATTCTTACTCCTAATCTAAATGCCTCATCTACATCTTGTATCGTTAATCTTTTAAACCTGTTATCGTTTTGTAAATCATAAGCAAATGTTTTAGTCAATATTGCTAGTGTTTTACCATCTGTTTTAAATCCTAACTCTATGGCTGTGCGAGATATAATATCATATAATTTGTCTTTCATAAGTATTGTTTTCCTTTTTCGTATTCGTTTAATTGTATATCTATTTTAGATAATGTTTGTATTTTGTTTTTGTTTAATGTATTGCTAGATATGTTTGTTTTGTTTCTCCTTTCCCATGTCCTAACACTAGCTTTCCAATCTTTCATTTTGTTTTTACCAACCATCCAATTTTTACTATCATAAAAATCACAAAACGCCTCTGCATCAACGTTATTTTCTCTCTCAATACAATAATTTTTTACTTGTAAAATTGTTGGTCTCTTAAAATATTTATTATTTATTTTTATTTCTTTATTATTATTATTAGTTATTAAGTTATTATAGTCCTTGTTATTAAG